CGCAGAGTCGTTGCCGTCAAGGAGGTCGGCGTTGAGGTTGTTGACCTTCACCCGGCTCGTCACCGTCATGGGAGCGGCGCCCCCGTCGGCCAGGGAGAGCGTGATTGCCGGAGAGCTGAGACCGGTGGCGGTGATGGCACCGGCAGCGAAGCCGCCTGAGATGTCTCGTATGACGACCTTGCTGGGCGTGTTGAGCGCCGTGCCATCGACGTTGAACGTGACGGCGGCAGAGCCGTTGTATGCCCCCGCTGGCGTGATACCGGTGCCAGCGGTCAGGGAAGAGAGGGTGATGTCGGCCGAGCCGTTGAAGGACTTGCCTGCGATGAGGCGAGGTGTCTGGAGGGTCGTGGCGGTCGAGGCGTTGCCGGTGAGGGCACCAGTGACGTTGATGGCGTACGCACCGCTCAAGCGCGCCGCTGGGAGGATGCCTGCGTTCTGGTTGCCCGAGTTGAGGTAGAACGTGCTGTCGAAGCCGTCGAGAAGGTCGGCGTTCAGCCCCGAGCCCGAGCCCGTGGAGAGAGTAGTGGCGATGCTGACAACGAGGTTGCCAGCCATGTCAGTCCAGATCGTGCTGCCCGAGCCGGAGAGCGCCCCGGTGACGGCGATCGTCACGGTGGGATCCGGCTTGTTGATGAAGTTCGTCCAGTCGAGGAGGTAGTTCGAGTCCCGACCGTTCAACTGCGATGCGTTGAGGTTGGGCACCACAGTGTTGCTGGCGATCGTGAACGGGGGCAGACCGGGCACCTGCGTGAGGGACAGGCTCTTGAACGTCGGGGTGGCCCCAGTGTCGATGTTCTGTGGCAGCGACAGGGTGACGGCCGCCTGCTCGGTGCCGGAGCCCGAGACGTTGACTTGATTGAGCGTGCCCTGTATCGAGGCGACGTAGTTGCCGGTGGTCTGCTGAGCGAGCTGGATCTGGATCGCCGGGTGTGGGTCGGTGGCGTTGATGTGGTTGTCGACGTAGATCTTCGTCGCCGGGTGCGTTGGCAGAGTCGGGCTGGCGTGCAGGGTGATGTACCCGGACATCGTGCCGCCCGCCTTGCTCAGGTAGTTGAGGAAGGTGTTGTCGACTTCGGTCTTGTTGTAGTAGCCGCCCAGGGCTGCGGTCTGCTCGGCAGGTGAGATGAACGCAGCGTCCGCCTCAATCTTGTCGTAGTAGGCGACCATCGACGTCTTGAGCTGGTACTGGGTATGAGGGTCAGGCTGGGCGACGTGGTCACCGATCTCGCCACCGCCAGCTCCCTGCTCACCAGCGGGCCCAGGAGGACCGGGCGGTCCCTCGATGCCTGCGTAGACGACCATCCAGTACGCCTGGCTGTTCGTGTCGCCACCGTCGAAGAAGACGAGCACGCGCTCACCGGCAATGAGGTCAGGGATCTCAGCCAGCTCTTCATACCTGTTGATGTACGCCTGCGCCCCGATCGGGGAGGTGCCCTGGAGCTGCGGGATGAGGAGCTGCGTGTCCTTCGTGGTCGGGTCGAACGACAGGACACGAGCGATGTACAGGTTGGAGTCACCGTTCATAGCGCCACCGCATACGACTGAGCGCTGACCCACACACCGTTACGTTGCACCGAGGTCGGCGGAGGAGGAACATACGCCGAGGACGGGCGCTTCTCCGCCGTCTGGTGCAGCTCGATCTGAACCTGCTGCTTCTGCGAACCGAGGGCGATCGTGTGGCGCACCCCCGCTACGTACCACGTCTCGCCCTCGACCATCAAGACTTCACCAGCCTTGACCGACACCTTGCCGGAGAACGAGGCCATGGCACGCTTCATGAAGCGCTGGCGATCCTCCCACCGTCGAGCGGCGCTGCGCGCCTCTTCCAGGGAGGAGAAGTTCTCACCAGGGTGCCGCTTCACCCCACCCACCGGGCCGCCTCGCACAGAGAAGCTGCTGCCCATCCGATCGATGCCGGTGAACTCGTAAGTGTCGAACCCGACCGGCGAGGGGGTGTCCAATCTGATGAAGCTGTCCGGCTCCCAGATGTGCTTGATGGGTCGCAGGGCAGCGCGCCCGATGGCGCGCCGCACGTCGACCAGCATGGCCGTGGTGCCGTCTGCGATGAGTGACATGCCAATGGACTCGGCCAGCCTGCCGAGTGCCGCCCAGTCGCTCTCCGAGGTCTGCATGAATGCGTCGAGAGGGTAGATGTACTGATCCACCATCACGCCCATGCGATAGGGCAGCACGATGTTGCTGGCGATGAGGAACGGGGTGCTCCTGCGGAACGAGCGGGCCTGGCCGCTGCGCATCTTCGACGTCGCCCCGAGACCGATCACGGCCCACCCCGAGAGGGCGTCGTCGCCGGTCATCTCGCTGACGGTGTCGACGTACCCGATCATCGACTGGGTGGCCAGGCCGGAACCCCACGTGAGTGTGCAGGGCCAACCCTGCATGTCGTGGACCGGCTTCCCCTGGGCGATGTAGGCAGAGAACTGGTCGTGCTTCCCCTCCTCCGACGAGGCCGTGAGGCTGTCGACCGAGAAGCGGTTCACGAGCCCGTCCCCGAAGACGTCGAGGGTGGGGAGCACTACCGAGGCCCAGCGGGCAACTGCAGCACTTCGCCCGCTTTGAGATCGTCGGGGCAGAGCACCCCTGGGTTCATCTCGGCGATGCCCCAGTACATCGTGGCGTCACCGTAGTTGCGGTATGCCAGGGAGAGCATGTCGTCGGCACTGCTGACCTGATAGTTGGAGTACGGCTGGTTGTCCCAGCGGTTGGGACCGCGGAAGGTGACACGCAGCCAGCCCTTGTCCGGGTGCGGTACCCACGTTCTCGGGGTGTCTGCGTACCGGCTCATCAGCTCCTGCCTCCCCAGCCGGTGGCGACATTGCTCCATGCCTGCTTCACGGCGTTGGCGGCCGTGTCGGTGGGCGTGCCGGTGTTGCTACCGGCGACAGCACCGACCGCCTGGCTCATCATCCCGGCCGTGTTGGTGGCGTTGTGGATGTCGAACGTCAAGTCCACGTAGCCCATGGTGGGGATGAGGTCATGGTTGAACTGGAGGAACCTGATGTTCATGTTCGTGACGAGCCCGTACAGGACGAGGTCTTGCGAGTAGACGATGGCCGCCCGATAGGCCATGAGGACTTTGGAGCCGTTGCCCACGAGGTCGGTCAGCATGTGGGTGAACTCTCGGAGCGACTTGTCGTCGCTGGCTTCCAGCAGTGACGGATCGCCGCGCAGCACGGCGATGACATCGAGGACATCCTTGGCCACCCCGAGCCGCCCGTACTCACCGGACATGCCCTGTACCTCGATGCTGCGCTCGAAGAGCATCTCGACCGACGTTCCAGCCGTGCCGATGTAGCCCCCCGCTTCGGCCGCGGTACCACCGGCAAGCTCCGCCTCCTCCGGGTCGGTGGGCGCCACGTTGATGCCCAAGAGCATTGTGGGTGGATTGAACTGGAACGGCTTACTCAGCGTCGAGATGATCTCCGACGACTGCTGCTTGAGGTACGGAGTGACGTTGGGGTTCTGGCCGAAGATGCCCCCGGTTGCCGCTGGTTCCGACGACGTCTTCTTCGCTGAGTAGAGGACGGCGCGCCTGAGCTTGTTCCCCGGCGTCCCTCGCGCCGAGAAGCCTGACATGGCGTACGAGTGACGGTTGGGGTAGCGGTCGGCGGCCCCGGCGTTGTGGTTCTCGACTGGTGTTGGTGGCATCTGTTATCCCGTTGTCCTCTTGACGAGTACACCGGCAGCCTCTTCGAGCTTCGGTGCGATGGCCCTGATGAATGCGTCGGCGTCGACCGCAACGTTGCCACTCGACTGGATGTTGATGTCGCCGAACGTGATGGTGACACCGCCGCTCTTCGAGCTGGAGTTCCCGAACGGAGGGCGCATGGCGCTGTCCACCGGATCACCCGTGATCCCAGCGGCAGCGACGGCGGCAGCCGCCGCCTTGAGGTCGGTGTTGTAGGTGTTGCTCTTGCCCTTGTAAGCGCCCCATGCGCTGAGCGTGCCGCCGCTCGACTGGTACATGCTGAAGGCGGCCTTGAGGTTCGTCATCGGATCGAGGAGCTGCTCGTTCGACGTGAGGCCGAACTGCCGCAGGCGTGAGGGCCCGAGCTTGTCGATCATGTTGATCTGCATCAGCCCGTACGAGTTGTCACCGGTCTTGCGGTTGGGGTTGTGGGCTGATGGGTCGTAGTGGCTCTCGCGCCCGGCGATGGCCACCACGTCGACGAGAGCCTGGCCCCGGAAGCCAGCGGCGTACGCCATCTTCGCAACCTGCTCGGCGGTGAGCACGCCCCCCGTGTAGTCGGAGACGCCTCCTCCAATCTGCCCGGCCGTCGTGGATGCAGCGACTCCCCTCCAGCCCTTCCCTCCGGCAGCGATGATGGCGTTGATGCTGAAGCCCGTGCCCGAGTCGGTACCGAGGTTGAGACCACCGCCGCCGCCACTGCCTCCGTCGCCTGCTGGTGCTGCTGTATCGGCCGGGCTGTCGGGAGACGAGTCACTCTGCCCGGCTCCGATGAACCCGTTCTGCAGCTCGGTGAGCTGCACGTGCCACGGTTCGTTGTTGACCGTCGCAAAGGTCTTGAGGCCGTACTTGCCAGCGTTCTGCTGCAGCCACTCCATGTCACCCTGGAGGTCGGCGGCCAGACCGATCTCGTGGTTCGAGCGACCGGGTGAGGCGAGCGGGGCGACACCGGGGCGCTTCTTCCACTTCTTGCCCTGCCACGTGCGGTCACCGTCGGGCGACTGGTAGTACCGCTTGAGGAACTCACGCTCCTGCTCCTTGGGGTCACGCCACCCCTGGCCGACCCAGACCTTGCCACCAGAGGCAGCCATGAGCTTCTGGATGCGCTCCTTCATCCGGTTGTCGAGCTTGTCCCACGACTGGTTGCCGGGGCCGACACCCTTCCTCGGAGCACCAGTGCCGGTGGCCCGCTCGTCACCTACCGGGTCACCGGTACCACCACCGACAAGGCCGCTGGTGATCTGCTGAGACGACATGATCAACGACTTGTACTCGGGGGTATCAACAGGTGCGTTGGAGAACGGGCCGGGCGCTTTGCCGAAGTACCGCTCGTACAGCTTCCTGTCCTTCTCCCTGACCATGTCGGCGTACTTCACCGCCTTCTCTGCATTGTCGTTGAAGGCGCTGTCGTCGGACGTCTTGTCCGAGGAGAAGAAGTTGATGAGGTTGCCGAGTTCACCAGCCTCCTCTGTTTCGAGCTGCAGGAGACCAGCCGAGTTGGCCTCGCTCATCATGGCGGCGTACAGCGAGCCGCGACGTGCCGCCCATACGTCGTACCGACCGCGCTCCTTTGGCCCAGCGCCGTGTCCGTCAGCGGTGATGAGCCGCTTCCCGTTTGCTGCATAGCTACCGAGCGACTTGATGAGGTCGGTGTCCTTCATGCCTGCGGCTTCGTAGCGGCCCTTCTGGACGGAGTCGCTGTCCTTCCCCTTCGCCACCGAGTACATCGCCATTGCACCACCGGCTGCCGCTCCGACACCGGCACCGATGGCCGTACCGACCACTGGCACCGCTGTTCCGATCATGGCCCCGGCAGCGGTCGTCTGTGCGATGCCCATGGCGGCGTTCATGCCACCACCCTGGGAGGCTTGTCGTAGACCGTTGAAGGCGAGCGCCGCACCAGCAGCACCCAGCCCAACACGGGCGGCCATACCCATGCCCCCAGCGGTTTGGGCGACTCCTGGGGCGGGGGAGGTTCCAGGGGCCCCAGTGACTGCAGCCTCTGCCGCTCCTAGCGCTCCACCGCCACCGCCACCGAGCATGCCGGTGGCACCCTTCAACATCATGAAGCCACCGAGGGCAGAGGTGACCAACTTGATCCCCTGCTCGAACCGGTGCAGCGTTCCGAGGAGCCCACTGAACGTCTCTTCAAGATCGCCCAGGGTCTCCTGCATCTTGATGTCGACACCCATCTTGTCGACCATCGCACCTTCCTGCTTGGCGAAGAAGCTTGCATCCCTCCTCCCCACCACGGTGGAGAGCGCCTGCGACTGCAGACCGAGGCGATCGCGACTCAACCCGAGCACATCCAAGTCCTCAGAGCGGTTGAAGTTGATGTCCCGCCCCTCCTTCTGACGGAACTGGAGGTTCTGCTGACCGGCCTGCAAGACCTGATCGATGGCTGCGTCGTCGAGCCCGTAGCGGCGTTGCATGCCGATCCGCATGCCGTTGCCACGACTCTGCAGGTTGGTGAAGTCAGCGGCGTTGAGCTTCCTCCCCCTGTTCTCCTCGAAGTCCCTCAGATACCCCATGGCCGTCTGCAGTGGGTTCTGCACCTGACCGCCGATACGACCCATCGGGATGCCCATGGCCTGGGCACGACGCATGGTGAGGGGGTCTTGGAACGAGGAGGCCGAGGCTGCAGCCTGGGCGATGTTCAACGTGCCGCCGGACGCCTGAACGACGTTGCCAGCCGACTGCATGAAGTTCAAGGTGCCCTGCTGGTTCTGGCCGAAGCCGAACCCGATCTGCTGAGCCTGGAGCTGCTGCTCGCGACCCCCGCCGAACTGGCCGGAGTAGTTGAACCGTTGGGACTCAGCCGTGCGGTAGTCGAACCCGAAGCGGCTCGACATCAACGAGTCTCTGGCAGAGATCCCGACCGACTGCTGCACGTTGCGGGCGAAGCGGTCGTTGGCCATGTTGACGCCAGCGAAGTCGGCCGTGGCAGCGAAGGCGAACCCACCGGACTTGGCCGAAGTGAACCCCTCCGGCGACATGCCCCCGTTGGAGATACCACCGTTGTTGTTCGTGGAGCCCCCGGCGCCTGTGCCAGCAGCGTTGCCACCGTTGTTGATGGCCTGCATCTCGGTGCGCACCTTGCGGAGCGTCCCGAGGAGGCCATCGAACTTGCGCTTGAGGGCGTCTACACCGTCAGAGGTGACCTTGGCACCGAGTCGAGCCGCAACAGCAGTGCGCACCTTGCCGCCAGCGCTGCTACCGCTCCTGTTGGAGACGGCGCTCGGCCCAGCGTTTACATTCCCCCCTGCGATGTCTGACTCTGCCATCGTTGCCTCTCCAACTTCCACTGAACCATCTTGATCCAGTACCTACGTTCACGAACCGGTAGTGATTTCACATCGATCAATGCCCATTGGTACGCCGTTGTCAGGATGTGGAACTCGCTATAGAGAGATTGCTGATCAAACCCATAGAAGGTCGGCCCAACCGAATGCGAACGGAATCGCTTCTCCGCACTCGGTGCAAGGCACTTCAACCTCCTTGAACTTCACAGAGGGACCGCCAGCGAGAGCGGTAACGATCTTGCGCCTGTCGGCCATGCCGAGTTCGAGCGCATAGCTGGTAGCCATGGTCTCTCGCAGCGGGCCACCGTCAACGGTGTCGATGCAGCGAGCGATCATGCGGGTGTTGTAGCCAGCAGGGGACAGCTCTTCGTTCGTGTCGTACACGAACTTCTGATCCTTGCCGAGTGGGTAGTGCAGAGCCACAACCGTCTTGTCTCTGAGTGTGACCTTGGTGACGGGCTCACCTGTAAGAGGCTTCACCTCGATGAGCCCCTCGACGTCAACAGTGATGTCGTTGGCGGCCTGGCACGTCGGGCAGGAGATGCCCTCGTACTCCCGCTCGATGCCGAAGGTGGCGAGGATGATCTCCTTGAACAGCAGCTCGCGATCAGCGACCAGGAGGTCACCGAGTACGAGCGCACTGTTGACGATCGTGACCTTGGTGTCACCGACGCTCTCGACGGCCCGCTTGAGTACGAGGTCGACAAGATCGGTGTAGTAGCTCGGCGACCCTTCCTTCAACCGAGCCATGGCTTCTTCGTCAGCTCCGTTCAGCTCCCGCACCTCAGCTCGAAGCTGACGCTCCTCGTCCTCCCCGGCGATACCCCACATGAGCATGAGGTGGCCGGGGGAGGGCGATTCGATCTGCGGGATGTCCGGTTCCGATGCAGCCGCGAACGATGCAACGGCGTCCTCCATGGTCGCTGTATCGAACAGCGAGTCCTCCAGTACTTTCTCCATTGGTGTGCTCCCTAGACGCCGATGTTGGTGGGCTTGGCTTCGTCCCCGAAGTAGGCGTCGAACCCTTCGTGGTGGACGGTCATGTTCGTGACCAGGATCGAGTTGTCACCAGCGTTGAGGTCGTTGAAGACGATCGCTCCCGGCCAGCAGTTGTACACCTTGAACGCAGCCCCGGCGTTGTTGTTGGAGTTCATGCCTCCACTGCCGGAGTCCGTCGCCAAGGTCTTGCCCTTGGTGATCGGATGGTTCAGCACGCGGATGACGAGGTCGCAGCGGAAGTCCTCGTCCCACGCAGCGTTGCCGGAGCCCCACTGCACAGCGAAGATGTTCTTGAACCACTCCATCTGGGCGTTCTTGTTCACACCGGAGAACACACCGGACACGAGCGTGAGCGGGCTCACGTCACTCTGTCCGGGCATCTTCCTCGTGATGGTGTTGTCGCCGCCCTCGCGGTACGGGATCATGTCGGTCTGGATGCCGAGGCCAGCAACGGACATGAAGCCCATCGAGGCGAAGGGCGCCGTGATCCTGTCGGGGCCGCCGACGAAGTCGACCTTGAATCGGAAGTTACGCAACGGGTCACGCTGCGAGGGCTTGGTTGCCCTGATGGGTGCATTGTCACTGGGCATTGAAGCCTCCTCAGATTCGGACGGTGGCTTCGGCACCACCGTCGTATTGGCCGATACTGATGATCACGAACTCGGCAGGTGTGAGTGGAGCGATGCCGACCTCGACGTTGACTGCCCCCTGCTCGATGGTGGCAGGGGTGTTGTTCGACCCGTCGCACTTGACGTAGAACGCCTCGCCGGGACCGTTGCCTCGCAGACCGCCTGCCTGCCAGACCGTGCCGAGGTAGCGCGAGCACACCGCCGCCACACGACCCCAGAGCCGTTCATCGTTGTTCTCGAAGATGGCGAACTGCGTCGAAGCCTTGAGGGTCTCGGTGATCTCCATGACCGTGCGGCGCACGTTCACGTAGCGATCGAGGCCGGACTTCTTCGTCGTGCGTGCACCCATGACCACGATGCCAGCGCCCCGGATGGAGCGGATGGCGTTGATGTGGTTGTTGTTGAGTGACGTCAGGTCAGCAGCGGTGAGGAGGCGCTCTGGGGCAACTGCTCCAGCGATGCTCGCCGTCAGACCGGCCGGAGCCTTCCACGGGCCGACGGTGACGTCGGTCGACATCATGAGCCCGGCGAGCGCACCGCCCGGAGGACGCAGCACCGTGCGGCCGGGGATGCCGCTGCCGATGGCTGGCATGTGCACGTGCGGGTAGTAGACCGCTGCGAACGAGGCCACGTTCCCGCCGAGCGCACTGAGGTTGAGGTCGGTGTTGAGGAACGTGAGCGCCGCAGCCGGGGTGAGCCCTGCAGCGGTGTCAACGACCACGAACATGTCGCCCCGAGCCGCCGCCGTGGTGATGGCGTCCTTGATGGTCCCTGGCGTGGTGACGCCGGGGAGGTTGAGGATGAACGGCCCGTTGAAGGTCTCGTACGACGCCAGCGCTGCGGCGTATGCCGTGGACTCTGTGTACGGGGTGGTGTAGATGCCATCCACACCGGCAGTCCCCGGCGACACACCGAAGACGTTGCCGCCGACCACCGTGCTCGGCATCGGCTGCACGGCCGGGGTGGCCGGGTTGTAGCTCTGCCCGGCGAAGGTGACGAGTTGCGAGCCCGTCGCACTCGGGGCATTCGCGATGGAGTACAGGTAGCGAGACGACGATGGGTTGAGCGTGACGTCGATCCATTGATCGACGAGATACTCGGTGTTGCGCTTGGCCGGGTCGAAGGTCGTGCCGGTCGGGACTCGGAACAGGGCGACATCGAAGCGCTTGTTGGTGGCGTCACGCGTGTAGGTCACCAGGCGGAGGTTGTTGCCCCAGACGCCGGGGCTCGTCGCCGTGACGGTGAACAGCGGTGTGCCCGACGTGTTGGGTGCCAGGGAGTCGAACACGTCGAGGTCCGCTGGCACAGCGTTCGCACCAGCGATGCGGGTGACGTACGCCTGCCGCCCTCCGTTGCCGAAGAAGTCGTTCACGGCCATGTGCAGGTCGGTGTAGTCCGTCCCGAACAGGGTCGTGAAGCTGGCCCACGACGTCACCAACGTCGGGGTGACCGGCCCCTGGGACGAGCGGCCGATGAAGGCGGCGCTCGTGGTGGTGGTCTGGGATGTGGCCGATGCCGGGCGGAAGAGCCGCTCCGACACCTGGACCGAGGGATAGTAGCTGTCGCTCACAGTGAGTCCTTTCGAGCTGATACGTAAGTCTCCGAGAAGGTGCTCCTAAGCATCAGCGGTCGTGTCCCACCATGCGTACTCTTCACCGTCATGTATGCCCCTCAGTGAGAACCCGACCTGCAGCACACGGATGTACTCGGCCGGATCAGTGACGGGCATGTGCGCCGAGATCTTGAGTGTGTAGACCTTCCTGAACACCGGCTTGCCCTCGGGGTCGAGGTAGTCGGAGCGAGTCGAGCCCATGTTGTCGAGCCACCGCTGGGTGTCATCGGCGGGCACGTGCAGCGCGCCGAGGTTGTTCAGCGGGAGGTACTGGTACGAAAGGAGCTGAGCCGTGAGGCGTCGGTCCTGGCGGGCGTACCGGCAGTGCGTAGCGACTTGGTAGTACAGGTCGTACGGCTGGAAGAGGATCGTCTTCGCATAGGGAGCCTCAGGGTCGAGCCCGGCGATGCCGAGCATCTCTGCGTACTCGGCGAAGGTCGGGGCCGTCGACGGCCACCAGTCGACGTCGACCGTCTCCAGGGAGTGCGTGCGGTCCGAAGCGAACACGACGTCGATGAGGTCGATCGTGATGAACGGGAAGATGGCCTCGCGCTCGGTGGAGGGCATCCCGAACCACACCTTCACCCGTCGGTGCTCCTCCTCCACGGAGGGATCCGGCACGGTGAGGCTGGAGAGCTTGGCCTTGAGCGCCTCGTCCTCGGCGAGTAGGAACCCGACGTCAGCCACGCTGGTTCACCGCTTTGTCCCACGCGAGGCGAGCGGCGGTGGTGGACTGAGCGATGCCCTGCCGGAAGACCGGCTGCATCTGGACACCGGGGGCGCCGTACTCGCGAGCAGCATCCTCCTCGTCGAGGTCGACGTAGATCGTGTCACCGTCGAACTTGACGTCCACCGGGTGACCAACGGTGCGCTCCAGCGCTACAGCGACCTTGTCGACCATCGCATCGACTCCGGCCATGAACAGGTCAAGCGTGTCGTCGTCGTTCAATCCGCCGCACATCGCGGCAATGAACTCGTCGTTGAACGAGACCAGGGCCATTCGTCTGGGCCTTCCGTTGGGTTGAGCTTCTGGGGAGCAGGTCGCTTGTCCTGACTCGAATCCCAGAGTAGTGCCACAGCAAGAGGAGAGTGAGCCCTGAGGTCAGGCCGCCACCCATGCAGTTCCGTTGTAGAACTGGATCGCTCCCGTGGTGCTCGACTTCCACCTGTCTCCGTACACGTACGGGGCGATGGGGAGCGCCGGGCTCGTGGTGGCGCGAGCGGGCCGGTAGGTCGTCGTGAGGAGCTGTCGCGCCACGAGGGCCTGAGCAGCCACGGACGGAGCGATGCCCACGCCCTTGCGCCACAGGAAGCCCGACGTCCACCCTGGAAGGTTCTTGAGGACTTGGAACGCCGTCGTGTTGACCGCTCCGACGTGCGCCGTCGTCGAGGCGGTGACCGAGGCGAGCTGCGCTCCCATCGTGCTGTACACGCCCACACGGATCGTGGCGGCTGTGCGGTCGAGGGTCATGATGAGGGCCACGGGCGTGTGCGTCGCGACAGTGGGCTGAGCCGAGGCCACGGTGGACAGCGTCTTGCCCGTCGTGTTGAACAGACCGTTCACCGGCATGGCGGTGCCGTTGGTGAGGTTGAACTGCGAGGCATCCGTAGCCACGACCAGGCCAGCGATGAGCGAGGCAGGGCTGGGGATGTTGCCGAGCACACCGACCCAGCCGAGGACGGCGTCCTCGTTGGGGGCGAGGTTGAAGACCCCGGCCCCCGTGTTCGGCACCGACAGCAGGTTGGTCGCTGTGGCCGGGACGGGGTTGACGTAGGCGACGACCCCGTCAGGGATGATGAGGAGCGCCTGGGTCGCTCCAGCCGTGCGCGCCACCGTCACGGTCTGCCCGCTCGTGGCGGGGAACGTGGCGGCACCGGGGATGACTCGTCCGATGTCGTGCGGGGTGATGTTGAGGGCGTTGGCCCGGACAGACCCCGAGGCGTACAGACGTCGGAAGCCAAGGTTCGGGTTGGTGCTCTGGTTCCACGTGTACGAGGTCGCAGCAGCGCCCGAGTTGAGGGCCGAGCCGACGGTGGCGATCTGGGTCCACCCGGTGTCGCTGGTCAGCACGGTGCCGGGCTTGCGCAGCTTCACCACCAACGTCTTCGCCGCCTGGTCCCACTCCACGCTGATCTGGAACCAGCCGTCCACCAAGTAGGGGGTCGTGGCTCCAGCAGCAGACAACGTGGTGGCCAGAACCGAAGCGTCGCTCATCGTGCAGGTGGCCCGCACGGCCCCGGTGTTGGTCACGTTGGCACCGATCGAGGCGGCCGTGCCAATGAGCGACTGGGTGGCGTCTGTGGTGTCTCGCCACACCTCCGCCCGCATCATGCGGTTGCTGGCTGCCTCGATCGTCACCGGGGCGGTGATGGTGTTGGCTGAGGCGACCGGCGTCCAGAGGCACGGCCCGGCCAGCCGAACCAGGCCGGTGTTCGTGGCTTCGAGGAGCGTCTTGTCCTGGCCGACGTACGTGACGCCGCCGAGCCTCGTCACCGCCTGGGCCGTGGCCGACGTGAACGTGTTGCCAGGGCCGAACACGCCGTTGACCTCGAACACCTTGGTGCCCTGCACGGGAGAGGTGTTGGCACCAACACCGTTGTAGACCGCCGCGGAGTACAGGATGCCGTTGAGCACCTCTCGCATCGCCACACCTGACAGGACGAACCCGGCGCCCAGGAGGAGCGGTGAGGTCGAAGCGAAGCTCCCTGGGAACGCAGCGGCGACGGTAGTGCCGTGCTGCACCCACGTAGGAGTCACTCCGGTGCCGCCGTTCCAGAACTTGACGTTGCCGCTCACGGTGTCGCACGTGACCCCGACCCAGGCGGCCTGACCGGGGGTGAACGAGTGCGCCGCCGTTGCGGTCGCAGTCCCCGTGTTCGCTCCGCCAGTAGACCACCGGAGCACAGGGGTGCCGTCCGTGAGGAGCCCCCACCGGTAGGAGCGCTGGTTGTCGTCTGTCGAGGACTTGCTGATGATTCCCTGTTGCAAACCTGAAGACCAGGAGTCGGGGGCGATGCGCGCTACGAGACCGAGCGACCCCGTGATGGACAGGGCTGCCGACGTCGGGACGGAGAAACCCGAGCCGTCGACACCGTCAATGTCAGCCGAGAGGTAGAACCCAGCGCCCCGGTTGGGGATGCCCACCATCAGGAACCGTCCGTGGCGACCCAGAATCCAGTGAGGTCGAGCATGGCGTTGCCGGTAGTCACAGCGTTGTTGCCGGTCTGTGGGGAGATGGGTGCCCAGCCATTGGGGTGCAGGATCGCCGAGTGGTAGTCGGGCGAGAGGATCCAGATCTGACCCACGTACGGAGTGGTGGGCGGCAGCGTGCTCACGACGGGGCGGTAGCGGGCATCCAGCTCGGTGATGCTCCAGAGTCCACCCGTGCCACCAGCGTTGGCCTGCGTCCCCGTCGAGCGCGCCTTGACCATCCACGTGACGGCGATGACGGGCGGGAGCACATCGAACGGCTCGTTCGAGCCGGTGTTCCCGACCGTGACGCCGGTCTTGGCCGTCGTGTCGAGAGTGTCCGGGTCGAGTAAGAGGGCGAAGGTGCCGTTCTGGTCGCCAGTGGGGTGCAGGTTGCCGTTGGGCGTGGAGTAGACACCGCGGCCCGCACTGGGGTGACGGTGGCCAGGGTCGGTGAGTGGGTGGCCGTGCGACGGCAGGTTGGCCTCGGTGAGGGAGACCTCCACCGACCCGGCTACGTCACCGAGGGTGAGAGCCACCCCTCCGCCCGTGCCGATCGGGATGCGTCCCTGGAAGTTGGGCAGTGCGACCGTGCCGACGTCGGACCCGTAGCGGCTGCCGACGATCGCCGCCAGCTCAGCCGTCGCAGCAGCGGTGGTCGAGATCATCTGTCCGATGAGCCCGATCCACCCTGCGGGGATGAAGGCGCCCGAGCCGATGAACGGGGCGATGGTGCCGACCGGGATGGCGTCGTCGGACGGGTCGTACGAGCGGAACGAGACCCAGCCCGTGGCCGCACCGGAGGAGTCCGCCTTCATCCAGAGTGCAGCGTTGAGCGGCGCCTCGACGTCGACGTAGAGCGAGCCCTTGTCGGCGATGACGACGCCCTCCGGCTTGCCCGAGCCCCGCAGGAAGTTGGCTGCCTGCAGCACACCAGTGCCCGACACCGATGCCACGGTCGAGCCACCCGACGTCTGCACGTCGAGGGTCTTCTGGTTGGCAGGCGTAGCGGTGCGTGCCTTGAGTGTCAGCAGCGATGTGGTGCTGTCGGTGGCCCTGATGGTGAGCCCGGCCGCCAGCTCCATGGCCGAGGCGGCGAGCCGCGTGAGCGTGCTCTCGACCCAGGTGAACCTGCCGTCAGCTCGCAGGGTGAAGCGTCCTGCTGGTGCATCGGACTCGACGAAGGACGTCGAGTTGGAGGCGAACGTCCGACGCAGTGTCGGCTCCATCATGATGCGCTTGTCGACGATGGCCGACGTGGAGATCGACGCGGCGCTCGCTCCCACGAGCACGGAGGCGAGCAGGCATTGCGTAGCAGGGTCGAAGTTGGGGAAGACCGGGTTGGTCGCCGAGGCCACGCCTCGTACGGCGGTGAGCAGCCCGGCGTTGTTGGTGACGATCAGGTCGAAACGAGGGTTGGCGTCGCTGGTCTGGATGGTGACCGACCCACCAGCGACCGCCACAGGAGCACCGTCCACAACGGCATTGCCGCTTGCCACGACCACAGACATGTTGGGCGAACCCTGCGATGCGACGGCGCAGCCAGAGACGACTCCAGTGGGCCCGTAACCGAGCGCCTTGTAGTCCCCTGAGTCGGGTTCGGATTGGTCGACGGCAGCAGCGTCTGGGCCGTTGGGGACGGTGAACCCCATGAGTCAGTCTCCTTTGATGGAGCCGAGGCCCTCGGCGACGAGCGCCGCGGCATCGGCGGCGGTCATCTTCACGGGCACCCCTGCGGCGAGAGCGAACGACGCCCCCGACTCAGTCGTGGTTCCCATGGTGTTCGATGATGGCAGGAAGTACACCATCCCGAAGAGCTTCGGGACCACACCCTCCGGTGAGGTGGGCGTTTCAAACTCCTGCTCGGGTGGGGGCGCCTGCTCTGGTGCTGGCTCGGGCTGGGGTGCTGACTCAGGAGCCTGCTCCGGCTCAGGAGTGGCGGCCTCTTCCTCGACCGCCGGTTCTGCAGCCTTCTTGCGCGCAGTCACTGCTGCTCCCAGAGGAGGTCACGCTTCTGCAGATACTGGTAGATGTGCGGCGGCACTCGGTACCGGTGACCACGCTTCATCTCGATGCGCTCCGGGCCGTAGAAGATCGGGCCGACATCGACGATGACACGCACGATGTAGTCGTCCTGCTCGGGGTCGACGACGACCACGCCGAGGTCTTGGATCTCGTCGACGACGACGGCGTCCTCATTCATGAAGTTCGCAGTGGAGGTCGTCTCGTTGAGAGTGTCCTCAACGACCACATCGTCTGAGTAGTCATCCTCATCCACCGTGAAGTCGTCTTCGATCTCTTCAACTTCCTTGACTGTCATGCGAGTTCCCCTGTTCATAGTTGTACGGATTGAGTACGTGAAGAGCGAAGCCCTCACGCCCCGACGCTAGCCGTTGACGTGAGGGCTCCTGTGTTCTGCTCTGACGGGAGCAGCTCAGTTCGTGGAGACGAGCGAAACCGCCTGCGGCGTGATTGCGCCGAAGCCCCAGATGGCGTACCAGGCGAGGGCGTGCTCACGACCGAAGTCGAGAACGCCGCCGTCACGCAGCTCCACGGGGAGCGACACGGCATGACCGAAGGCGTTGTCGCCGATCATGATCGAGTCGTAGGTGTCGTAGCCGACGGCACCGACGTTGGTCTTGCGGACCTGCGTGGTCTCGATGAACACAACATCGTTGATGCGGCCGATCTCGCCAAGCATGAAGTTGCCGGGGGCCGCGTACTTCGTCACTTCGATCCACTCCGGCGTGTCACGCAGGCGGCGCGACTGGTGCGGGTGGATGAAGTGGACGTAGGTCTCACCGAGTCGGGGGATGTTGAGCGTGGCGAGCTGCTCGACAGCATCCTTGACCGAGTGCGGGGTGAGGAAGTACGCCTCCTTGGCTGCGGTGCCGTCGGCAGCGTCGACGGCTGCCTGGTTCGGCGCCACGGTGCCCGGTGCGTAGATGTTGGTCGCTGTCGGACCCGAGAACGGGGCGGCGAGGCGGTAGCCGAACGCCACGTTGCCAGCGGAGTTGAGCAGCGTGTTCCGGGCCTGGAAGTCCATCGAGGCCGCCATGTGGCGGCCGAGGAGCCGGGAGCCCGACGCCATGATGTCGTCGAACGAAGCGTGCAGGAGCAGCTCCGAGACGGCGATGGCCTTGCCCTGCTCCGCAACGCTGATGCGGAACT